GCAGCACCGCGCAAGCGCCGCTCGGGCTTGAGTAAAGAGAATCAGGATCAGGAGAACAACGATGGCCAAAACCACCACCAAGCCCTGGCACCAGGTCGTGCAGCTGCGCGACGACATCACCAATCAGGAACTGTCGCAAAAGCAGTTTGCGGCGGACTTGTACGACGTGGTGATGAGGCGCAACCCGGGCGTCTACCACGATGCGAAGGAGTTCTTCGCGCTCACGTACCCCACGGTCAAGCTGCGAGACCTTGCGCGTGACGTCACCCACCGCCTGGCGGGCAAGTCCGAGAAGGCCGTGCGCCAGTTGCACATGACCTTCGGCGGCGGCAAGACCCACTCCTTGATCACGCTGGTGCACTTGGTGCGCGATCCTGCGAGCCTGCCTGACATTCCAGCGGTGCAGCAATTCAAGGCGCACTGCGCACTCGAAGGCGGACTGCCAAAGGCGCGCGTGGCGGCGGTGGTGTTCGACCGTCTGGACGCCGAAAAGGGCATGGAAGTCATGGCGCCCGATGGCAGCATGGCAACGGTCAGGATGCCCTGGAGCGCGATCGCCTGGCAGCTGGCAGGCAGCGATGGCATGAAGCTCTTGAAGGATGACGGCACGGAGCGCACCACCCCGCCGGCCACCGGCGTGATGGAGGATCTGCTCAAGCTCGCCCGCAAGGACGGCGATGGCGTGCTGATCCTGTTTGACGAGGTGCTGTGGTTCGTGCGCGTGATGGCCGATACCGATCCGAAGTGGATCGGTCGTATGCGCGAGTTCATGCACTCACTCACGCAGGCGGTGGCCAAGGTGCCGCAATGCTGTTTGGTGGCCTCATTGCTGGCATCGGACCCCGGCAAGATGGACGAACTCGGCAAACAGATCAGCAAGGAACTGTACGACGAGTTCAAGCGCGTGGCCGATGAAGGGATCCAGCCCGTCGAAAGCCAGGACGTGCCGGAGATTCTGCGACGCCGGCTCTTGAAGCTCGAAAGCTACACCGATCGTTCTCTGTGGGGCGCGCAGGTGGTCGCGGCGCTGAACGGCATTCAGGCCATCGATGACTACACAGCCAAGAACCGCGCCGCGGAGGAAAAGCGCTACGCCGACGCCTACCCCTTTCACCCGGCACTGATCGAAACCCTCTACCAGAAGTGGACCCAGCTGGAAGGCTTTCAGCAGACGCGCGGCATTCTCAAGACGCTCGCCTCCGCCTTGCGCGACGCGGTCAAGTGGGATCAGCTGCCGCTGATCGGCCCGCAGATCTTCCTGGTCGATCCGGGCGCGGACGGCTTGAGCGTAGCCGCACGCGAGTTGGCCAACGTGGCGCAGCTGGAACAGTACGAAGGTCGGCGGCAGAACTGGACGGCTATCCTGGAGGCCGAGCTCGCCCATGCGCGCAAGGCACAAGACGGCTTGCTCGGTGTCCAGCACCGTGAGATCGAGCAAGCGGTGATGGCGACGTTCCTCCACTCTCAGCCCATTGGTCAGCGCGCGACTACCCGCGAACTGAAAGTCTTGATTGGCGTGGGATCCCCGGACCGCATCGAGTTGGACAAGGGGTTGGGGCGCTGGTCGGAAGCCTCTTGGTATCTCGACGACACCTTCACCGGCGACCGTGAAGGCGGACTGCCCAAGGTGTGGCGCCTGGGCTCCAAGCCAAACCTGAAGCAGATGCATCACGACGCGCGCCAGAACGTGAGTTCGACGGCCGTGGAAGAAGTCCTGGAAGCCGAAATCGCCAAGGCAAAACAGCTCACTGAAGGTGCACGCACGCTGGGCGCTAAAGTCCACGTACTGCCGGCGCGTCCAGCTGACATCGAAGACGACGAAGACTTCCACTACGCCGTGCTCGGCCCCAAGGCCGCGTGCAATGGCAAGCCTAGCGCCGAGGCCAGGCGCTTCATTGACGAGACGACGGGGCCGGACAAGCCGCGTGCGCGCAACCGCAATGCCGTCGTGCTGGCGGTGCCGTCCAAAGATGGCATCGAGGTGGCCCGCGAGAAGGTTCGTGACCTGCTGGGCTGGGAGAAAGTGCGCGAGATGCTCAAGGAGCGCAGCGACATCGACACCGCAGCGACGACGCGCCTGGAAGGCAATATTCGCGCGGCCCGTGGGGAGATGGGGTCGCAGATCGTCATGGCCTACTGCATCGCCGTCACGGTCAACGACAGCAACGAAGTGGCTGCCTACCGCATCAATGTCGATAACGAACCCTTGTTCCCCAAGATGGTGGCGGACAAGCGGCTGCGCATCGAGAGCACGGCAGTCAACTCCGAGGCGCTGCTGCCTGGCGGACCGTTCGATTTGTGGGCGGATGGTGACAAGGCGCGCTTTGTGAAGGATCTGGTCGGCGCTTTTGCGGCTACGGCCAAGTTGCCCAAGATGCTGAACCGCCGCGCCATCCTGGAAACCCTGCTGGCAGGCTGCGAGAGGGGCGAGTTCGTACTGCGAGTGACGCGCGCCGACAAATCGACGCGCACCTTCTGGATGTCCCGCCCGGACGAAAACGCCGTTAACGACTCCAGCCTTGAGGTGGTGCTGTCCGATGCGGTGCAACTCACCGAGCTGGATTCGCAACTGCTGGCCCCTGGGCGACTGCCTGGCCTTTGGAACAAGGAGCCTCTCACCCTGGCGGATCTTTCGGCCTACTTCTCCGGTAAGCACTTCGTCGAGGTCGACAAGGGCGGCTACTCCGAGAACCTGCTGATCCCCGAAGCGACTCAGCAGGCCATCCTTGACGCCCTTGCCGGTGCGGTCAAAAGCGGCCGGATTTGGTTGCTCAATGGGACGGTCAGCGTGCTGGGTGAAGACGTTCCTGCAGGGTTCATCAATGAGGCGGCTCAGCTGTTCTCGCCGCCACCGCTGCTTTCAGCCGTTGATGTGCTGCCTGCGCAGCTGCCCACGGCGTGGCAAAGCGATGCGACCAACGCCCATCTCATTCATGCAGCGCTCTCGTCGAAGGGTGGCAAGGTGCTGCCATGGACGCGCGTTGCTGCGGCACTCGATGAAGCCTTCCGGCTGGGACTGATCGAGCGGTCCCTTGACTCGGGCCCCTGGCCCTGCGATCTGGGCGGTGCGGCGGCGGTCAAGATCGTGGCGCGCAAGAGCGAGGCCAAGGAGCCGGCTCCGCCAAAGCACTACGGGTCGAAAACCGCGACTGCGGAGCTTCAGACGCACGAGGTTCAGGACCTTGCTGACCACATAGACGCATTGCGCGAAGCGACGGCCGGGCATCCGCTACGCATCCGCGTGACCGTGGAGATCGGTGATGGCAGCCCAGTTGATCAATCCGTTGTCGACCGGGTCAATGCGGTGTTGGCCAAGATCAAGGCAGGTTGGATGGCTGAATGACGGCACCGAAGTCATCGCGACATATGCGCTTCATCGCTGGCCCCCTCAACAAGCAACTTCTACAGAACCTGCTCGGCGATGTTATCGAACCCTGCACGCGTGTTCGTGCAGCGGTGGCCTATGCCAACCGCGACAACATGCAGTTGTTCGAAGCTTGCGCGCGGCACCTGAAGCCGCTGGAGTTCTACGGACGTTACGACCATACGGTTCCTGTCGACCCCGCCGTGTTGAAGTGGTTCCTGGACAAGGCCAGCCCCAACTATCACTGCAAACTGGTGCCTGACATCCTCCACTCCAAGGTCATCTGGTGGGTGGACGCGGGGGCCTACATCGGGTCAGCCAATCTGTCGGACAGGGCTTGGATCTCAAACATCGAAGCCGGCGTCTTTCTGCCACATGACGAGCTCGCCGAAACGGGCATGGAACGCGAGCTGCTGCACTTCTTCGAGGAGGTGGACGACAGATCGGTTCCGCTCAGGGAAGAGATTTACCTGGAGCAGCGGCAGCTCGCTGATCGACGACTGCAGCTTTCGAAACAGGACTATGAACTGGAACAGCAGTTCGACAAGAAGCGCTTGCTAGACAAGAATCGCGGTCTCGTGTTCGTTGAGACGAAGCGGTCAACGGAGAAGCGCTTCCGGAAGTTCGAGCAGGAGTGGAACGATACCCTGCAGCTGATGCGTTCCATTGCAGCCCGCGTATCTGCTCCGGGCGTGAAGCCAGGCTGGATCGATGACTCTGTGCCGCCCGGGGTGCAGGCGGACCAGTTCCTTCACGCGTACTACTACAAGCAGGTCAAGGACGGAAACCGCCATCCTTACGAGGAGTTCTTCGCACGGAACTCGAGGAACCCAGAACTGGCGCTGCGGGAGGCCTTGGAATGGTGGCATGCCGCCGAATTCGATCACTCTTTCGAAGAGCGTACGATTTACGAGTGGTCGCCGCGACTTCGTGAACTGCTCGCGCGCGAACGCATTCTGAATCTGACTGAGGAAGAGTTCGTTGACGCTATATCTCGGGTGCACGCGATCCGAGACCACGCGATCAAACAGGAGAACGAGCACTTGGGTTTGCCTGACAAACCTCAGGCGGGTGACGACAAGGTGCAGAAGTTCGGCGAGTGGCTGTGGAAGCAACGCTCGCGCGAAGGCAAGACGATGCTCGATCTGCTGAACTACGTTGTGTGGGGAAGTGGCCATGTGGCAGAGCGCATTTGGAATGCCATTCGCAGTGACGACTGGGCAATCCCTCATATCGGTCTGAGCAGTCTTGGCGAGATCGTCGGCTGGGCCAGGCCTGACGAGTATCCGCCGAGGAACATGCGTACGAGTAAGGGACTGCGAGCGCTTGGGTACAACGTCAAGATTGGGATGTGATGCCCACTGCAGCCAGCAGGCCCAAGACCGTAGATCGACCGACACCGTAAGAGCAGGTCCAGATCGAAGAACCAGAGGGGACGAGGTGATCATCGATGGGAAAGTTGATCGAAGGTGACGACGGGATGCCGGCTGAGGAGGTGGGCAGCTGGGCCAAAGAGAAGCATGACTACCTTTGCCGGTACATCGACATCTCCCGCGCAACCCGAGCAAAGTACATCGGTGATCGAAAAGGGGGCGCCACGTTCATCGACCTCTTCTGCGGACCAGGCAGGTGCCAGGTCCGGGAGACTGGGGATTGGATTGACGGTGGCGTTGTTGCTGCGTGGAAGAAAAGCTGTGAAGGCGGAGCACCCTTCACGCAGATCTACATTGCCGACCTCGATGCACAACGGCGGCGGGCGGCCGCCGAACGACTGCGGCAGTTGAATGCACCAGTCATTGAAATTGATGGTGCTGCAGCACAGGCCGTGAAAGAGGTCGTCACCCGGGTGAATCCCTACGGCCTGAATTTTGCCTTCCTTGATCCGTTTGACCTGGCCAACCTGAGCTTCGACATCATCGTCGCGTTGGCCAGCCTGAAGCGAATCGACATGCTGATTCACGTCAGTCAAATGGACTTGCAGCGGAATGCGGTTTCCTACGCGATTGCCGATGAATCTGCCTTCGATTCCTTCGCGCCGGGATGGCGGGACAAGGTAGCCCGCGACCAATCGCAGCAAGCGTTGCGGCAACAGGTCCTCCAGTATTGGCGAGGAAAGGTAGCAGACCTCGGGGTGTGGCCATCCACCGAGATGAGGCTGCTCAAGGGCGGGAAGAACCAGCCCCTGTATTGGTTGTTGCTAGCAGCGAAACACGAGCTCGCACACAAGTTCTGGGCAACCGCGTCCAACGTGGAAGGCCAGGGTAAGTTCGACTTCTAAGCGCAAGTCATCGCTTCCGGGTACTCGTCCCACGTGCGGCCCCGGAAGATGCGGCCGTTCGCCTTCTTGTGGCGCTTGACACCGTCGGCACCCCAGCCGCCCCATTGCTTGAAAAAGAATGCCGCACCAGCGGCCTCGGCCTGGGCCTGTAGGTTCGCCACCCATTCTTCTCGCATTGGCCGGGCTTTGTGCCCGGACTCGCCACCGACGATGACCCAGTGAATGTCGCGCAGGTCAATCCGCCCGAGGTCTTCCAGCAGCGGCTCGACGGACAAGAATCGAATATGCGCATCTACCTTGCGCAGGTGTGCGATGCGCGGAACGCCGTACTTCTTGTCTTCGACCGACACTCCAAGCCAAACATTTCTCGGGCAGGCACGGCGAGCAAAATACTCCGGTAACCGTTCCGCGCGCTTGGTGAGGATCTGGTACGTGTGGTGAGGGGTGCGCTCGATGATCGAGAACACACGATCCAGGAAGGCGTCCGGAACGGCCTCGTGGAACAGATCGCTCATGCTGTTGACGAAGTACGTCGTCGGCTTCTTGCGCAGCAGTGGCTGTTCGAGCCGGCTCTCATGCAACGTGAGCTTGAACCCGTTCTCGTAGCCGGGCGCGCCCATGGCGTGGAGCCTGCGCGCCATCACTTCCGCGTAGCAGTTCTTGCACCCCGGTGAAACCTTGGTGCAACCGGTGGTCGGGTTCCACGTCTGCTCAGTCCACTCGATGGTCGATTGAGTCGCCACGTCAGCCTCCAGTGATCATTGAGGCGCAGCACGCGTAACGCGAGTCTGCGCGTGTTCGGACACAAAGGCATCCACCAACCGAGATAGCGCCAAGCGCGCCTGCCGCAGGTCGGGGTCCGCCAGGGCGGCGCGAATGCGTTCTGCCAGTTGGTCGGCGGTGGGGGCGTCTTCCGCCTTTGCCGCATGCACCAGCTGCATGCACTGCTCGATCACTCGGATCGGCGGGCTTGCCTTCCCGCTCTCGTAGCGGCTCACGGAGGACTGTTTCACGCCCAAGAAGGCAGCGAACTCCTTCTGGCTGCGCCCGTTGCGAGCAGCTTTGACCAGTTCTCCAACGCTGGTGATCGCCATTGCCTTAGCCGTTGATGCGTTAAGAGCATAATCTATCATGTCAATGCACGTAGCGCATACACGGCCATGCTCCCGGATCTGTTACCCGTGCACGAGAAGACGCGCCTCGGCTTCCCGTCGAGCAACAAGTCCTGGCAATACCCTCCCACCGCCGTGCACCCACCGGCGAAGTTCAGCGGCGGCGGCTGACCAGTCCCGCTGATTGACCCGCCGCCGCAGCGTCGATGTCTGCAGCCGCCCGGCGCCGAGGTTGAACGTGAAGTCTGTAATGGCCGCCAGCCGTCCCTCGGGCTCCGCGGCCAGCACCGGGCAGTACCGCAACGTGGCAGCAAGCGCCACCTTCAGATCCTGGGCAAGGTAGGCCTCGGCCTCGCCTTCCGTGATCGGCGGGTGCTTCGGGTCGCACAGATGCCCGTAGCCGATGGTCCAGTAGCCGGCCGGGCAGAGGTACGGGTGCGCACGGCCGGGATCGTGCTTCGGCACGCGGTGGAAGCCCTCGAAGCGTTTGGCCAGGTCGACGGCTGCCTGGGGTACCGCGATCACGGCCGCACCCGGTCGAAGACGCGGCCCAGGAACCAGAAGTTCAGGACGCCCGCCCACAGGGCCTGGTCGGCCTCGGTCCAGGCCGCCTGGATCGCGGGGACCCACTCCGTCCCGGCCTCGACGGCTCCCACCAAGGCGGCGGTCTTGGCGGCGCAGTACAACGCCATGAACCAGTAGGTGATCACCGGGCGGACGCTGCTGGAGAGCGCATCGGCCCAGCGGGCGCCCGATCGCTGCCCCTGGGCGGCGACCGCTTCGCGCAAGGTCTCGAGGGCCCCCACGTTCCAGGCGGCGTCCGCCCCGGCGCCGATCTCGGCCATGCGCTGGGCGCCGCGCAGCTTCTCGAACGCAAGCAGCCGGTCCTGCATGGCGAGTTCATGGCTGCGCTCGCCCTTGCGGTCGAGCCACTTCAGGATCTCCGGCGCGAGACGGAAGGCCCCGCCCAGCAGCCCACCGAGCAGGGTCTCGATCATTGGCCACCTCCCACCAGCTTCAGCTTGATCGCGGCCCCGACCAGCAGTGCGGCGAGGATGGCGGTCGTGGCCACCTTGACGGTGGTCTGCCACGCCGTACGGCGCGCATCACGCCAGGCTTCGAGCAGATCGCGCAGCTCTCGGAGGTCGCGGGCGGCGTGGCCATTCTCGAGGCCCAGGTGGGCCAGCACCCGCTCGGCCCCGCGCTCGGCGGCGCGGTCGAGCAGGTCTTCGAAGTCCTCGCGGCGCAGGAGCAGCGTGTCCTCCACGAGGGTGGGGTTGGCATCGGTGGTCATCGGGGGCTCCACACAACGAAGTTGCGGCGTAGGCTCACGTGGCGCAGCCACGTGATGCCGTAGCCAAACGACGAACCCGCCACGTGGGCGGGTTCGGGGGTGACGGATCGGGGTGCGGTTCAGACGGAAACGCCGGCGCTCCAGCCGCCGGGCTTGTAGACGGCGAGCTTGTCCTCGGCGGCAATAAAGGCCAGCCAGCCGACCTTGGGCGCGTGATACTCCCAGCCGCCGTTGATCCGCACCGCGATCTGGTCGGTCCTGCCGGCCCAGGCACCGGTCGCACCGGCCGGCACGATGTAGCGCTCGCCCTCGGCGGGGCTGGCGGGCGGCGCGGTCGTAGCGCGGCTCGTCACCGACAGGCCCACGATGGCGCCCAGGCGCTTCAGGTTCGCGTCCATCCCGGTGTGCCAGCCGGACTCGCCCAGCGTCCAGCCGTAGACGAGGCCCAGGTTCGGATCGAGCTGTGGCATCGGTTCATCTCCTCAAGGTGTCGCAAGATTCGGCAGTGGCCCGGAAGCCTTGCTGCGCCCGCGGCGGTGGTGCTGGTTCGGGTGCTGCCGCCAGTGGCGGCCGACGAGGGGCAGGTGCAACACGCTGCCCTGCCGGGCCACGAGGCGGGTGAGCCACCAGTCGGCGCCGGCGTCGAGATCGGCGATGCGTGTCAGCACCGGATCGACGGCGCTTCGGCGCATCACGATCAGGCCGTGGACATGGCTGGCCGAATGGGCGTGTTGGAAGGCGCTGTAGGCCAGTCGCCGCACGCCGAGGCTGTCGCCGTGCTCGTCGATCAGGGCCTCGTCGGTGTAGGCGAGCACCGCGGAGGGACAGGCATCGAGCGCATCGGCCAGGGGCGCGAAGGCGTGGGCCTCGTAGCGGTCGTCGGGATCGACGAAGGACACGAGCGCCAAGGTCCCTCGCGCGAAGCCCGCCGCTCGCGCCTTCCCGACACGCCCCGGGATGCCGGGCAGCAGGTGCAGGCGGATCGGCGCGCCGGCGAGGCTCGCGAGGCATTCCTCGCGCCAGTGCCCGGGCTCGTCGAGGGTGAGCAGGTGCACGTCGATGCGCGGCTGCGGGTGCAGGTCGAGGGGTGTCTGCATCACACGCCTCCCCAATACTGCCCCCAGCGCAGGCCATAGCCCGCGCGCTCGACGCGGCGCACCTGGGGCTGCCAGCTTGTCAGCCCGTCGCGTTCGGCCTCGATCTCGACGGTGACGCGATCGCCCGCGACGCCGGCGTCCAGGGCGGCGCTGGTCACGTCCCAGGTCCAGGCGTGGCCGGTGAGGCCGGCCTCGGTGCGCACCAGCGCGCCGTCGCGGTCTCTGATGCGCACGGTGTAGGCGGTTCCGGGTTCGGGGCCGATGTCGCCCTCGTCCTGCCGCACGAGGTAGGCGGTCTGCAGGGTGCGGTCGCGGTGCGCCCAGGTGAGGGTGAGGTCGCCGGCGACCACGACCGGCTCGCGCTGGCCGTTGAGCCGCACTCGCCCCGGTGGGTACGGCCGCGCCTGGCGGCCCGCGAGCACGATCGGTGCGCCGTTGGCGGCGAGTACCGTATCGCCCTCGGCGCTGGCCGTGCGCGGGATGGCGGCCACGAACACCGACTCGCCCGGCGCGCGCTCAGTGGTCTCGGCGGCGAGCCACTCGCCAACGCCCACCAGCCGGGTGCCGACCGGATGCATCTGTGGCGTGGTGTCGAGCACTCCGCGGGCGAGATCCACCGTGCCCGCGGCGGCATCGAAGGCGAGGATCGCCACCGCTTCGCGCGGGGCGCCGGCCGCGTCGACCAGGTAGGCGTAGTCGCCGACCGCCAGGCGCTCGGGCTGGGCCAGGGCCGTCACCGGTACGGCCACGGCATCGGCTTCGGTGGCCGGCAGCGCCTGGCCGAGCGTGAGCAAGGGCGCGTAGTCCTCCGGGGCCACCGCCTCGAGATCGGCGCTCGCGGGCCCCGTGGCGAGCTGCCAGTTCAACTGCCCCGTGCCGCCGGCACAAGCCAGGGCTCCCACGTAGGTGTCGGTGTCGGTGAGGGTGGCGAGGTCGGCCCGGCTCAGGCGCCGCGCGAGTTCCCAGTACGGCACCTCGACCGCCAGCACCAGGGCCGGCGGCAGCGCCTCCAGCGGCGGCTCCTCGAGGCGCGGCGGGGTGGGCGTGAGCACGGTCTGGCCCATGCCGAAGACGTCCTCCACGGCCTCGATGCGCCATTCGGTGGCGCCCAGCGTGCCGGTGTCGATGCCGGTGACGCGCACCACCATGCGCTCGATGCCCAGGCGTGGCCAATGCAGCAGGAACACGTCTCCCGGCAGGGGCGGACGCTCCAGGGCGCCGGGGGCGATGGTCAAGCTCATGCGCGCCAGGGGTGAGCCGAGTGCACGCAGGTCGCGCAGCGCCAGCCGTGCGGCCAGCGGTCCATGGTTCACACCCGGATAGTCGCGCCGCTGGTTGATCACCCCGCCTTGCAGTTGGATCGCGGCGAGGTTTTGCACCGAGACGGTGGACTCCTTGGCCGTCGCCCAGTCGGTGTAGACCACGGTGATCTCGTTGGGCAACTCGCCCCACTGCGCGCGCTCGAAGCGCTCCACGCGCACGATCTCGTCGGGGCCCAGGAGCGGCAGGCCCTCGATCCAGTAATCGTCGCGCAGCAGCTTGAGCTCGAAGGTGCCCTGCTCCGGGTCGAGGTAGAGGAGGCCGCCGACATGGTCGAGCACCTGGGCGATGAAGGACTCGATCGGCTGCTGGCGCGTCCAGACCAGGTTCAGGCCGAAGCCTTCGGCTTCGAGCGCCCAGGCCGCGTTCCAGAAGCTCGCACCGAGGGTGGATGGCGGATAGCCCATGCCCCAGTGCGGGTCGGTGAGGCACTGCACCAGGATGTGGGCGGGGTTCATGCCGACGGTGAGAGATGTGCCGGTGTCGGCATCCCAGGTCCGCACCTCGGCGTTCCAGGGCATCCAGGGTTCGTCGTGCCAGCCCGCCGTGAAGCGCCGCACCCGCACCGCCCAGGGCTTGAGGTAGGGGTTGTTCGCGGCGAACAGGATCTTGCGCGCCACGATCGACAGCACCCCGCGAAACGCCGGGATGGCCGCGCCCAGGCGGCTCATCAGGTAGTCGTTGCGGCCTTGCGTCGCATCGCCGCTGAGCACATCCACCTCACCCACCACACCGCCTTCGCGCTCGTCGCCGCCGAAGAGCGTGGGCTTGTGGATCGAGAGCCGCCCCAGCCCATGGCCGCTCGCCAGCGGCGCGCGGCTCGCATCGCCCCAGGCGGTGCGATCGCCGATCTGGATCTCCTGCACCGCGTCCACCGGCCCCTGGCACAGCACCAGGTGCATGCCGATCCGGTAGCGGTAGCCGACGGTCTGCTTCTTGCGGCGGCTGCCCATCAGCGCGGCTCCTCATGGTCTTGCCGGGCGGCCTCGACCACGCGTGCGGCCATCGCATCCCCGGTGGCGAGCAAGCTCGAGGCGGGCAGCCCCCGCTCGAGGAAGGCCCGGAAGTCCAGGCCCTGGCGCGCGAACCAGGTGCGCGTGCCGTGCACGCACAGGCCTGCGGCGCGCACGTGGGCGATGGTGACGGTCACGTCCTTGCTCATTTCTTGCCGCCCTTCTTCTTGATCGGTTCGGCCTCCAGGTCGCCGTACCACACGACGTTGGCGCCGCGCAGCAGCACTGCGCCGAAGACGACTGGGATCGGTCGGCCCTCCTCGGCCGTGGGCGCGTCGAGGTCGGAGAGTTCGGCGGGTTTCGGGGTGGGCGGTTTGGGCGCGAGGGCGACCGAGATCAGCGCCGCCACGACGATGACGACCAGGTACCACATGGGAGGTCCTGCGGGTTTCAGAAGACGCCCGTCGAGAACGGGTTCTTCGACGGGATGAAGGGGAAGCCGCCGTAGTTGGCGAGGTTGTCGAAGCGGGAGTGGCAGGTGGACATGCTGTGGTCACAACCGGCGGTCAGGGTCACGCTCATGCCGGCGGCAAGCCCCACCGGGTAGAGCAGTTCCACGCCCGCGGTCGATTCGCCGACGATCATGTGGCGCGCGCCTGCCGGCGTCTGCAACCAGCCGCCGGCGAGCATGCCGGCCACCTCGGGCGGCAGGCTCGCCAGTTCCACCTGGCGGCCTTCGGAGCGGATCACTTCGGCGCTGGCCGAGATCGGCGTCGCCCCGCACGCGGCCGAATACAGCACGTGCGAGCAGGCGCGGCTGTAGAGCCGCCTGAGACCAATGCGCTTCAAGCTCACCTGGGCGGACTCGCAGCGGATGCGCGCAGAGTCATCGGCCACCTCCACCCCGAGCACGCGGCCCATCCAGCGCGTGCCGGAAAGCCACCAATAGTCGCCCCAGGCGTCACGTCGAGCGACCGCCAACCGCACCGCGGTCGCCTCGCCGGTGATCGCCGCCTGCAGCAGATGCCGCACGAGGGCGTGGTCGGGCGGCAGCTTCAACTCCAGCGCCGACTTGGCCGCTTCGGCGCCGAGCGCGAGCGCGCTGCGCTCGAGGGGGCACTGCTCGTAGTGCCGGCCGCCGATCTCCACGTCGAACTCGTGCGGGGTGAGCCGGAAGCTGCCGCTCGCGCCCTCGAAGGCGTAGAGCTCGACTTCGAACAGGGGGCCCTCGATCATGGTCAGGACGGGGTGTAGGTGATGCGATCGTTGCCGCGCGGCTCGGGCAGCCGGCGCAGGGTCAGGGGGATCTCGACCAGCTCGGGGCTGTGCCAGTACAGATCGACGGCGTCGTGGTCGAGCCGGCAGCGTGCGAGGCGGATGGCCCGGCTTCCAGCGGGCACCGCGGCGTCGAGTCCGGAGCACAAGACCAGTACGCCGCCATCGTCGCTGTGGAATGTGGCGGTGAGCACGGCTTGGCGCGTGCCGTCGGGGTGCAGGATCAGCGCGGCGGCCGGGCGGTGCCAGAACGCGGCGCTCGCCTCGGCGTCCACGCGCAGGTACCCGGCCTCGACCTCGGCCTCGTCCTGCACGCGCAGCACCGGGGCCAACCCGTCGGGCAGCCAACAGGCACCGAGCCGCCCTTGGGCGCGGTACAGCCGCGCGCGCCAGCGGGCGATGTCTTCACGGCCGGCCGCCAGAAACCGGCGCTGGAAGGTCGTCGTCGGCCACGGGTCGTCACGGCGGACCCAGGGGTCGGCCGGGGAGAGGTCCTGCCGCGTGACCACGCCATCCGCCGTATGGGTGGGGTCGTCGCGCCAGTTGCCATCGGGCCAGACGGGCAGGCCGTCGAGCCAGAGATCGTCGAGCCGCCCTTCGTCGGGCAGCGGCTCGAAGGCGACCTGCGCGGTGACGCTGCCGGCAATGATGCCCGGCACCCACTGCGCGAACTCGGCCGGCTCCACCGCGAGGCCCTCGACCAGGGGCAGGACGGTCGCGCCCGCGGGGGCCGCCCGTGCCAGCGGCTCGGTGAGCCACAGTCGATCCGGCTCCACCTCGGTGAGCGCCAGCACCTGCCAGCCGTCCGGGGCCATCAGTAGCGCGAAGCGCCGATCCGCAGGCCAGTGCAGGCCGTCCTCCTCCAGGCGCAGCTGTGCGGCGGCCGGCGCAAAGCCCGTCTCATCCACCGGCGTCACCGGAAGCAGCCGCGCGCCGGTGTCCGCCGCCAAGGTCAGCCTCGCCACGTGCTGCGGCAGCGGCCACCACGCGAGCCGGCCCAGATGGTCGGCCAGCCACTCGGCCACCAGCGCGTCGCTCGCGCGCCCGTGGCCCACGTGGTAGGTCAGGAAGCGCCGCGGCACGCGCCGCAGCCCCTGCCGCGCCTCGTTGCCCGAGGCGAGCCGTACCACGCCGGTCGCCCATTGCAGGCGCTCGACCAGGGGCTCGGTCCAGTCGTGGCGGAAGGCGAACACCCCGCGTGGAGCCTCGGGCCAGGGCGTCTCGCCGAAGGCCTCCATCGCTTCTGCGACCATCGCCGCCGCGGCGGTGTCGCGGCGCAACACCTCGACGAGCAAGGCGGCGGCGTGCAGCGGCGGCGCGTGCTCCGCCAGCGTCTCGGCCCACAGCGTCGAGAGGTGGGGGATCGGCAGCGGCTGGGCCGAGGTCTCGGCCAGCGCCGTGGCGGCCAGCGCCCCGAAGGCCGCGCGCGAGATCGACTCGGCCCGTTGCTCGACAACGCTGACCCCCGGTGTGGGTTGGCCACCGACCTCGGCCACCCCCTCAGGCAGAAGCCGATCCGTCATGCCGACTCCAGCCCGAACTCGGCGGCGTTGAAGGCGCCTTCCGTCCACGGCACGTTGCCGTTCGGGTTGCGCTCGAACAGCGCCGTGTGCCAGGCCAGTTGCTCTTGCAGATTGATGTCGGTGCTCACGGCGGTCTGCGCACCGCTCGCCACGAGCCCACGCACGCGGCCGCTGCCCGCATCCGTCTTGCGCGCGAGCAGGGTCACCTGCACGCCGTGGATCGCCGGGGTGGTCATTGCGGGCAGCGCCTCGACGTCGAAGGTCTGGCGCAGGCCGGCGGTGGCCGCGCGGATGGCAGTGGCTTCGTCGCCGTCGCTCACCGCCTCCCAGGCGGATGCCGCGCCCTCGACCGTCCACTGGTTCTGTGCGCCGTTGGCCTGGGCTTGAAGCGCATCGACCCGTACGTCGCCGAGGAAGGTGTTGTTGATCGTGCCCGAGGTGTCGGCGAGGTAGAGGTCGTCCACATCGACCGTGACCGGGCAGGGTTGGCCCGGCACGCTGCCTGCGAAGGCGGTGAGCAGCGGCCCGCCGCCCTGGGTGGTGTTCTGCGCCGACAGGGTGATCGCGAGCACGCCGTTGAGGCGCACGTTCACCGTGCCGTTGCTCGTGCCCTGCACGACCTGCAGTTCGACGTAGTGCCACCCCCGCACGGCCGCCGTCGTGACCGAGGTCGAGATCAACTGGTCCCAGCCGCTCATCCCCGATCCTGTTCGCCGGTAGAGCTTGAGCCGGCCGTCCTCGCCGATGCGCACGAGGTGCGCCACCTGCGCGGTGGTGTCGCGCACGCCGAGCAGCACCGGCTCCTCGCCGGTGTTCTCGAACGGCGCCACGCGCAGCGCCGCGCCCACGATGAGGCTGGTGCGCCCGGCCTCCAGGTTCTTCACATACCCGCCGCCGGCACCTGCCGGCAGGCGCAAGGCATAGGACGCGGGTCGCCGGCCCTGGATGCGCGTGGCCTGCGGCGACAGGTACGCCGCCTTGCCGCGCGCGAGCCACGGATCGCCGAAGGGGTCGAGTGCCTGCGGGTCGTAGTGATCGAAACCGTCGATGAAGAGCAAGGCCATGGCTATCCCTGGAGCGCCGCGCGCACCGCGCGCGCGTTGCGCCCGATGATGTTGAGGATCACCCGCTCGCCGGCGGGGGTCTGCAGGTGGTCGTGGGTGACGCCCGGGTCGATGGCGTTGACGATGCGCACGGCCTGGCTGACCTGCGGCGCGGCCGGCTGCACCTGGACCTGGGGCACGAGGCCGCCGGCGGCGAAGGCCAGACGCCGCCCGTCCCACACCGGCGGGGCGGACAAATCGTTGAGGGCATCGAGGAAGGCCACGCCGACACGCCGGACCGCCGCCGCACGCACCACGTATTCGCCGGCCGACAGCCGCGCCGGGATCGAATCCGAGGTCGCCGTGCCGGGACCCGTGACGAAGCCGCCGGCCGCGAACTTCTTGATCCCGCCCAGCAAGGCCATGACGGCCGCCACCATCGCGGCCATCGCGGCGATGGCCAGCGCCGGCCCGGCGATGGGGATGGAGGACTGCGAGGCCGCCGCGCCCGCGCCGGCCTGGGCCGCGTCCATCGACACCTTGGCGGTGGTCTCGGCAGACTTCTGCGCCACCGACTGGGCCGCCGCCGCTTGCTCGATGGCCTGCTCCTGCTGGAGGAAGCCGAGCTTGAGCGCGAGCATGCGCGCCTGCATCGCCACCCACTGCTGGAAGGGCTGGATCACCATCTGTTGCAGGAAGGCGTCGGCCACCTGGCGGAACAGGTTGGACAAGGCCTCACGAAAGCTTTGCGCACCGGTGACCATGCCCTGCAAGGCGGTGCCGAAGCCCTCCCCGATGCGGTTCCACAGCGGCGCGAGTTCGTCGGTGACCAGCCGCGTGCGCTCCAGTTCGTTGCGCCAGGCGGCCACGCGATTGACCGCATCCGGTCCGATCGCCTGCGCGGCCTGCTGCATCGCGGGCAGCAGGCGCTGCATCTCGGCCGCAGATTGCTGCTGCAAGGCGACGATCTGCCTGCGCGCCTGGGCTTCGGTGAGCAGCCCGGCCTGCTGCTGGATCTGGATCGCCTCCTGGGCATTGCGCAGCCGCTCGGTGACGAGCCGCCACTCCTGTTCCAGCCGGGCGAGGTTGGCCTGGGCGGCCTTCACGTCGATGAGCCGGTCGATCAGCGAGACGCCCGCGGCGTCGTTCTCGGCCGCCAGGCGTGCACGAAGATCCCGGTAGCTGCGCTCGATCGCGGCGCGCCGGTCTTCCGCCGTGTCGGTGCCGGTGAGCTGGGCGAGTTCCTCGCGCGCCTGGGCCAGGGCCTCGGCCAGTTCCCGCTCGGCCCGGGCGGCGGCGCGGGCGTTGGCCTGCTCGATGTCGGCGCGGCGGTCGTTGAGGACGATGAGGTCGGCCTCGAGCTTGGCGATCTCCGCTTTGGCTCGCAGGCGGTCCGATTCGGCAGCGCGGGGGTTGGTCGCGATCGCCTGTTGCGCGGCGAGTTCCTGCCGGCGGCGGGCGATCTCGGCGTCGAGTTCGCGCTGCTCCAGCGCAGTCTTGCGGCCGTGGTAGTCGCGCACCGACAGCAGCCGGTCTTCCAGTGCTTGATCGAGCGCGCGCTGTTGGCGCTCGAGGCCGTCTTTGAGCAGGGCGAACTCGGCGTCCATCTGCGCCTTGCGCAGGGCCGCCAGGGCGCTGGCGGCCTCGCGGGCCTGGCCCGGAGCCGTGAGCCGTTGCAGCAACGCCGGGTCGGCCTGCACCTTGGGCGAGCGCACCTCGATGGGCTTGGGGGCGAAGAGGCTGTCCCGGAACTCGGCCAGTTCGTCCAGCCGCCGCACGAGGCTGCCCTTGAGTTCGGCGATGATGGCCTTGGCGCCGGCAGTGTTGCCCTGCAGGGCCTGCACGGCCGCGGCCACGCCGGCGCCGATCGCCTCGCCCAGGGCGACGAAGGCCTTGCCGACCGTGGCGGCACCCAGCGCCAGGGTCTTGAGCACCAGCACCACGCCGTCCAGGATCGCGCGCAGCGTGCCGCCCTGCTTGGCCGACTCGACCATGCCGCCGGCCATCTCGTTCAGGGCCGGCAGGAAGGCCTCGATCACCCGGTTGGCCAGACTCGTCGCAGCCAGCCGCAGCTTGGCCAGCGAGTCGTTGAACACCTCGGCCTGCGCCGCGGTGTCGCCGCCGATCTGCACGCCGAGCGCTTCCATCTCGCCGGTCAATGCCGCGATGCCTTCGCGTCCCTGGTTCAGGAAGGGGATGAGCTCCGCGCCGCTCTTGCCGAAGAGCTGCACCGCCAGCGCCGACTTCTGCGCCCCGTCGGGCATGGCCTGGAAACGGTCGGCCAGATCGAGCAGCACCGCATCGGTCGCGCGCAGCGTGCCGTCCTGGTTCTTGAACTCCACGCCCAGCGCTTTGAGGC